GTTGTTATGATTCCAAGGTTGTAATGACTCTGTAGGTTCATCTACAATAGATAATAGATTGTGACCAAGTGTTACAAACTCATCATGCCAAGTTCCACGGCCGTCTGGTCCTCTATGGTGTGACTTTGCCACCATGTTCATAACCATACTTACATCTTTTTTAAATATGCCGTGTATAGCACACATTTAATCACTCCATTTTGTAAATACAGTTTCTTTTTTATTATTACCTCGTCTTTGATATCCGATACCGGCTAAAATTTTTACAATTTCATCATGGTAACTTTGTTCTTTTGGATTTCTACAAGGCAGTTCTAATACTACAACTGCATTATGGTTTTCTAATAACTTTAGACCACCATTCATTATTTCTTTTTCATGTTCTTGGCAATCAACTTTAATAAAATCAATATTTTTACCTTCAAACTCTGCAATATAATCATCTAACATTTTAACATCTGTATAAGTTGTGTTTAACTTATCATCTTCAATTATTCTTTTAGAATTGCCGTGTGTTACACCATGAGAATTTAAACTTACATTACCACTTTCATCTGGACTTGCAAATAATGTGGCGTTCTCTTCCTGATGGTCTGATAATGCGACTTCTTCTAAATGCCAGTTATCAAACTCTTTCATATTTTCTCTGTAACAAGCTATGTTTTCTGGATGAGGTTCAAATGCCCATACATTTTTAAATTTTCTACATAAGTCTTGTGACCAAAAACCAATATTACCACCAATGTCTAATGCAACATTAAACTCTTTACAAAAACCTAAAGAATAATCTCTCTGTGGTTTTTGATATTCAAACTTTCCATTAAATTCTTTTAACATACCCTCATAGTGATTGTCCCAATCAGGCAGTTGCCAACCTTTTACATTTTTCATATTATTTCCTCAATATATAATTTGTTTCAGTATCACTTAGCTTGTATGTCATACTTTCATCTATTTTAAATCCTCTATCTAATAAAGGTTTTAAAGTATCTGTTGTTGTTACTTCTACAAGCATTGTCTTTACATTTTCAAGTGAAGTGTCCATACCTGCAATTACTTTATCTTCCAAACCATCAACATCTATTTTAATATGATGTGGTTTAACTTTTGTATAATCTAATTTAAAACCAGCTACATAATGTTTCACTCTTTCATCTTCCATACCAAAATCGTTATGTGATTGTGCCGGTACAATAGATAACATAGCAAGTTCATCAACACTATTCTTATCCATTACAGCAAAAGGATATGCCTTAACATTATTAAACTCATTGATATATATGTTTGTTACCAACTCTGCAAAATTGCCAGCGTGTGGTTCAAATGCGTGTACTGTAATACCTTTCTTAGCTGCATATAAAGTATATACACCAATGTTAGCACCTATGTCAACTAATATTTCATCTTTTTTAAAACTATTAATCCACTCTAATGTTTTTGGTTCTTTTGTAAAAAAGGTATTCATTCTTTTATTGATAAGTCTATTGTCTTTATCATATTTAAATTTAATACCTGCGACTTCTTTAGTTGGAAATGTCCAATCTAATCTTGTTCTATCTTTATTCCAAACATTACTAATCATTTTTTAAAACCACCACATTAAATATCTGTCTGTTTAAATCACTGGTGACCTCTGTTACACCATGCCAACCATCTATAGTGTTTTTAAATAACAATGAAGTGTTACCTGTATTATTATATACTTGACTATGTGCAAAGTCTTTAGCTTCTGGATTCATATTGTCAACAAGTTTACCTTTATAAAATATAGTTTGTCCACCACACTTATCATTCCAACCCTCTGGCATAAAATACATAAGATGACTACCTAATTTACCAACACTATCAACATGAGGAGATACATCTTGCCCCCATTTTGTTAAATGCCAATCAAATCTATATTTAAAATTATTTCCTGGTATTTCTAATGTATCTTTTAACCAATCAGAATATTCTTTACTACTAAAAAGTTTATCAACAAAATAATCCCATGTTTCGGATAATTGGTATCTTTGTATTTTGTATTTGTCGAAATATGGACTATCAGCCCAAGGTGCATAACACATGAACATTCTTAAATGAGGTCTTTGTCCGTGTTTTCTAGGTTTGATATGGCCTTCTTCTTTAAATAAACTTGCCTCTGGCCATTCTTCTCTTAAATCTTCCCAATGTTTTACAAAATCATGTATAAATTTATGTGGTGTATAACCATCAGTTGTCATTATAGTATCGGGTATATTAATCATCTAGGTGCCTTATCATGTGGTATATGTAGTTGACTTCTAAGCTTCGCTTTGTCTTCTCTGTTTACAATCAAATACCCCTCAATGTGAGTATAACCTTTTTCTCTAGCCCAAAAAACTCTTTTGTTACCTGTCTGAACATATAGACCAGGTCTAACTTCACCATTTGCTTTTATGTGTTGAGGTTTTTTGTATTCGCCGTTTACAGTTTGTTTAATGATACCTTGTACCCAATCTTCGGTATGTGGCGATACTGTAATAGGATAAATCATACCATGTTTTTCAAAAGAAGTCCAATAATCAAATTGGTCCATTCTTTCTTTTAACCATTCGTCATTTGGCATACATTTGATTTCTGTTAAATCAAACTCTTGTATATCGCCGTAGATACTATCTGGATATTTTTGTGCTTTTAATACTATTTTCATAACCAACTTTTTGAATAAAATATGCGTCTGCTATATCAGATACAGGATTACCAACTTTGTCAGTATCTAAAATAGATTTCACATCAATATTTGTTTCAGCTACAAATGCGTTATACATCATTTCTTTATCCGCATTTCCTTTTCCCGTAGCGCCTTTTTTAACCACGCTTGGGACAACCGTGTCATAAGGTATTTGTTCTTCTTGTAATCTGTACTTGAGGATTCCACAGTTTTCGGCAATTTGAAAAATGCCTTGACCTTTTGAACCAAAGGAGTAACCCTCAATATATACCATAGGGTTAATGAGTGGACCAATAATATCCAATGCAAAGTCAGATATATATTTAAATCTTTCAATAGGGTCTTTCCATTCTTTATGTTCATAACCAACAATCTCCTCACTCATCATTCCAATATACTTCTTTTTAGAAGTTAAATAATAAAACATCAAACCTGCGTCACCGTCTATGTTAACACAAATGGCAGGACTTGTTAAACTATAATCAATTCCAATTATCGTCTTCGTTACTGTCTTCGCCGTTGTTTGTCCATAATTCTTCGTCTTCTTCATTCTCTACCTCGTATCCACAAAATGGGCAAGTTAGAGGTTCCAAATCTTGTTCCTCAATATCCCATGCTACGGTATATTTAGTTTCGCAGGACGAACAGCTTTTCTGTCTTTTCTCAACCATTATAGTTTAAATTCTTTGAATTGGCCTTTTTTCATATCTTGTTTAATACCACCAATAACATATGACTCAATCTCTGTTTCTTGTGGTGCGTTTTGTGTACCCTTTGAATTCAGCCAATGGTCTACCCACGGAAGTGGATTTGTTTTTTGGTCGTATTGTGGTGTTAGGCCTATCGCTTTCATTCTTCGATTTGCCATGTATTCTACAAATTGGTGTAACAGTTTTTCTGATAATCCAATCATACTTCCTTTGGAAAATAGATATGTTGCCCACCGTTTCTCCTCATTTAATGCGTCATCATACATCTTATATAGGTCTTTCTCACATTCTTTTTGTATCTTCTTCATGTCTTTGTCATCATTTCTATCATGCCAATTGTTAATGATAGTTTGTGACATTGCAAGGTGTTGACTTTCATCTCTTGCAATAAAAGAAATAATCTTAGCAGAACCTTCTAACATTTTTAGTTCGCCAAATGCAAAACTACAAGCGAATGAAACATAAAATCTTAAGCCTTCTAAAATGTTTACAGTTGCCATTGCAAGATACATTTTTCTTTTAAGTTCGTAAAGGTCAACCTTATCTTTATTAAGGTGCCATTTATAACCCATTTCAATTAGTTCATCATATGCTTTTGTAACCGAGGCACTTCTAGCTTCAATCTTTTCATCATGTATAATAGTGTCAAACACCTCATTTGGATTAGAATATAAATTCTTAATGATGTATGTATAACTTCTACTGTGTATTGTTTCCATGAAATCCCATGTAATAATACAGCCTTCTAATTCAGGATTAGATACAAATGGTAAAAATGCCAAACATGGACCTC